AGTCAGCCCGAGAAAGATGGGTTTGATCACATGAATGACGCGCTCGGGTATGCTGTCGATTATCTGTTTCCGATTAAAAAATCTCACGCGGCACAGCCTCCGCAGAGGTGGACATGATTACTAATCTAGACATTGAGTACCAGCATCCCGATTATGAGAATAACGTCGACCGCTGGGAGTTTTACTTGCGCAGCTATATGGGCGGCCAGGACTACCAGGACGGCTCGTATTTGTCTCAGTATCTCAACGAGGATACAAAAGCTTACGACCGTCGCATTGGTCTAACGCCTTTAGATAATCACTGCAAAAATGTCATTCACATTTACAGCTCGTTCTTGTGGCGAGTGCTGCCGACAAGGAATTTTGCAGGAATGGAGGGCTCGCCTGAGCTTGACGCGTTTTTGCATGATGCAAATCTTGACGGGCAAAGCTTCAACTCGTTTATGCGCGAGGCGCAGATATGGTCTAGCGTTTACGGACATGTCTGGCTGTTTATGGACAAGCCGCAATCTCAGGCGGGAACTAGGGCAGAAGAGCTTGAGCAAGAGATTAGGCCATACGTCACCCTGATAACTCCCGAAAATGTCTATGACTGGAAGTGGGAGAGACAGCCGTCTGGCAGGCATCAGCTCGTGTACATGAAGATACGAGAGTCGGTTAACCGAATAGACGGCACGCATACGGTCACACATTTTAGAGAGTGGAGACCGGACACGATTAAGCTCATACGTTATGACGGCGCTGAGCATCAAGTGCTCGAAGAAATAGACAATCCAATTGGTAAAGTGCCCGCTGTATATTTACCGGCCAACCGCTCCATCGTGCGAGGCATTGGGATTAGCGACATTTCTGATATTGCCTACATGCAAAAGGCCATATATCAAGAGCTTAGCGAAATTGAGCAGCTCATTAGAATTAGCAATCACCCGACCCTAGTAAAGACGTTCGACACAGACGCGAGCGCCGGGGCCGGTGCAATCATTAACGTAAGCGAGGATTTAGATCCTGGGCTGCGCCCGTTTCAAATGCAGCCTTCTGGGGGTAATTTAGACGCCATCAGAGCGTCTATAGAAAGCAAAATAGAGTCGATCAATAGGATGGCCCACATGGGCGCAGTTCGCGGCACGGACGCCGTCAAGCAGTCAGGTATAGCGCTACAAACAGAGTTTCAGATGTTAAACGCTAAGCTGTCGGAAAAAGCCGACATTCTTGAGCTAGCAGAGGAGCAGTTGTGGGCGTTTTACTGCAACTGGCAAGGTCATAACACGCATGAGGTCACCATCAGTTACCCTGATTCCTTCGATTTGCGCGATTATGAGTCTGAGCTGCGATTCCTACAGCAAGCGAAAGCATCGGGCGTGCCAAGCAACACGTTCGTAAAAGAGGTCGACAAGCGTATTGCCGACCTGGTGCTAGATGATGAGCATCTAAATGAATCGCATAAGGAAATTGAGCAGCAGGCTAGGCCAACTGGACAATTTGTAACGGCTACAGATGTCGCAACAAACGGACAGGCTTAACGAGGTTATTGCTCTCGCAGACACCCATCAGGCTCGACTGATTGAGGCGCTGCGTGATTTAGAGCTAGATATAGTTGCGCTTTTACGCGACGCGCCATTGCGAGACGGTCAGCTTTTCGACCTTGAGTACGCAGTTGCCGCCAGAACAGAAGTCCGTCAATTAATTGACGCCAGATATCGCGTGCTAGTTGACGAGCTGGTGACGGAATACGCCGACGTCGCAGCTGAAGCAGAGGCGCTACTGGGCACGTTTTCTGAGTTTGTAACCCTTGATCAAAGTGTTTTGCAGCAGCTGCAGCAGCTCACTTTCGACGGCTATAACGCCCTAGGCGATGATTTTTTAGAGGCAATCAGCAAGCAAATCTACGAGGCCACGCTTACGGGGCAAACCTTTGCCGATGCTGTTAGCATTGTGCAGAGTAGTGTACAGTCAGATTTAGCCAGGTATGCGCGGCAGGCAGTTCATGACGGTTTAATGGATTTTGACAGGGCGATCAACTACAACATGGCTGTCGAGGCAGGTGCAGAAAAGTGGGTTTATATTGGCCCAGATGACAGCGTAACGCGCGACCATTGTGAGAAATATGTCGGACGCACGCTGACATTGGACGAGATAAATAAGGCATGGGAAGGCTCTTGGGCAGGAAAGCGCGAGGGCAGCCCGTTTGTCGTTGGCGGCGGTTATAACTGCCGTCATCATTGGTCACCAACATTTGAGTGAGGTGCTTATGCCACATTATGAAAAAGGCAAAAAAAAGAAGAAAAAGAAAAAGGGACGGTAGTTTGGTAAAATAAGTTTACTCTTAGGAGGTTCGTTACATGAGCGAAGAAGTCATGGAAAACGCGGTAACTGAGGCCGTAGAGCAGGAAACTGTAGAAACTCAGGACGCTAAGACATTTACGCAAGAGGAAGTCGACCGAATAGTTGCTGATCGCATTGCGCGGCAGCAGCGTCAGTTTGACAAAAAGCTAGACGGTATCGATCTCAATGAGGTGCGTGACCTTTTAAGCCAGCGCGAAGAAGCGCAGGTGGAAGAGCAAAAGAAGCGCGGCGATTACGAGAACCTCTTGAAGCAAATGGCTGACAAGCACAACGAAAGGGAAGCGCAGTTAAAAGGACAGCTAGAGCGCACGCTAGTAGACGGGGCATTGTTGACCGCTGCATCTAGACTGAACGCTGTATCGCCCGATCAAGTGAGTGCGTTATTACGAAGCTCCGTGACGTTATCTGAAGATAACACGGTCGAGGTATTCGATAAGAACGGGACGCCTAGATATAACGACTCCGGAAATCTGTTATCGGTCGATGACCTAGTGGCAGAGTTTTTGACGGCAAATCCGCATTTTGTGAAAGCATCGGCAGGCGGTGCAGGATCAAGCGGGGCTGCTGGAGGTTCTACGAGCAAGCCTTTAAGTTACTCGGAAATGTTAGACAAAGGCGATGAAGGGATGCGCTTATTTCGCGAGCAGAAAATGCGAGAAGCCGCCCGCTAACTTAAAGGAATCTCTGTTATGGCAAATGAAGTAACCTCAACAACTCTCGACGACCTGTTTGCGAATATCATCCTGCAGGCTCGTTTCACCGCAGAAGAGCAATCAATCATGCTCGGTCTCGTAACCCGCTACGACATTGGTAATGTAGCAGGTAAGACTGTGCAGGTGCCTAAGTATCCCGCAATTAGCGCTGCCGGCCTTACTGAAGGCAGCGACATGTCAAACACTGCCGTCTCTACTTCTAGCGTCACGATTACAGTGGGCGAAGTTGGCGCGATGGTAACTTTGACTGACCTGGCGGCAATGGGCGCTGGTAACCCTGCTGCAGAGCTGGGCACTGTGCTCGGTAACGCTATTGCGACTAAGATTGACACCGATCTGATCGCTTTGTTTGACGGCTTCAGCACTGCTCTGGGAAGTGCGGGCACTGAAATCACTGCAGCGGACATTTTCAAGGCTGCCGCTACTTTGAAGGCTGCAAAGGCTCCTGGCCAGTATGCCGCTGTTCTGCATCCGTTCCAGGCGTACCAGCTGAAGGCCAACATGACCAACACGTTTGCAAACCCAAATGGTGGCGATTTGCAGAATGAGGCTATGCGCACTGGCTTTGTAGGTCAGATTGCTGGCGTTAACATTTTTGAGTCTGCAAACATTACTGCCGACGGCAGCGATGACGCTAAGGGCGCAGTATTTGCTCCCGAAGCCGTTGCGATTGCAATGAAGCGCGACTTTAACATTGAGACCCAGCGCGATGCGTCACTGCGAGCATTTGAGCTTAACGCTACTGCTATTTATGGCGTAGGTGAGCTTGATGACTCCTATGGCGTTGAGATGCTGTTTGACGCAGCACTCTAAGGCACTTGCGCCCCTTCGGGGGCGCTTTTCCTAATGGCAGTCGTATATCGAGGAGAACGGTTTGAGGATTTTAATGTCCCTAAGCGCACACCTCGCCACCCAGCTAAGAGTCACGCCGTACTAGCAAAGAAAGGCGACATAATTAGGCTCGTGCGTTTCGGCGCACAAGGCGCTAAGACGTACCCGCCAAAAGAAGGCGAAAGTGCGCGAGACAGATCCCTTCGTAGGGCATGGTATGCGCGGCATCGTAGAAACTTAGACCGCGCGACAATTTTTGACCCGATCTATTGGGCCGCGAGAGTCAAATGGTGAGCTAATGGCATTTAGTAGAGACTGGAATTTACAGGAAATCGTGCCCGACATTTTGGACTTTGGCATTGATAACTTTATTGACGAGCACGCTACTGCAGAGGTCGAGCTTACTAGGGAAATCAGAAACAGATGGTGGCATCGTCGCGGCATAGCGGGTGAGATGGACGCAACCAAACTAACCGACACCCAGTGGACAAAAGCCAACAGCTACCTGGTGCTTTGGAAGTACGCGCTGCCAAAGCTAACTAATTGGATAGATAACGACCGCTTTTTAGAAATGATCGACTTTTATCGCAATCTGTACGGTCAGGAGCTTGAGGCAGTATTTGCTGACGGCGTTGAATATGACGCGGACGGAGATGGCACTGTAGCAGATGACGAGAAAACGCCGCTATTTACTAATCGGCTTGACCGTTAATGAAGTTTTCGCTGGTTGATAATCTGCCTGCTACACGTAGAAAGTTTGAGGCGCTGAGCAGGCGTTTTGCGAAAAACCAGAAGAAGGCAATGCTGGCCACAGTATTACAGGCTGAGACGATCATTAAGCAGCGCACGGCGCAGGGCAAAGACGTAAACGGCAATCCGTTCAAAAGATATAGTGACTCATACTCATCATTTAGGGCTAAGGCGGGTCGGTCACGAACGCCTAACCTAATGTTTAGCGGCAGAATGCTCAACAGCATGAAGGTTAAAGCCTCTAAGACTAAAGGCGTTTTGTTTTTTAGCCGAGCAGAAGAGTCCCGAAAGGCAGCGTTTAACAACCGCACGCGGCGGTTTTTTGACCTTTCTAAGAAAGAGCTGTCGCGCTTGCATAAGGTTTATTTTAGGAGGCTGACGAGTGAGCGTTAGAGAGGATATCGCTGGCAACATCGTGACAGTGCTCAAAGCAGCTACTACGCCGTCTAAATTTAAGCTGGTGACGCGCGAGCCGTTTGATTTTGACAAGCTGAGCAATGCGCAGTTTCCGGCAGTCCTGGTCAGGTCAGCAAACGAAAGCAGAGAGGACACGACTCTTGGCGGCTCTATGTCGCAGCGTATGGCTGTCACTGAATACGACCTAGTCTGCTTTGTGAAGGCCAACAACATAGACACGGCTCGCAATAAAGCCATCGAGACCGTAGAGGAGGCGCTTGAGACAGATCGCACCCGTGGCGGCAAAGCAATCGACACTCAGATAACGGCTATTGAAGTCGACGACGGTAGTATAGATCCCGTCGGCGGCGTTATAATCACATTACAAATTTCCTATTCATATACTCGCGGCACCACCTAAGAGGAACACGACATGGCAAGCACAGCAGGAAGTAGCGGAGTTTTTAAAATCCATCAAACCGATGGGTCAGAGGCCGCAGTGGCCGAGGTTCGGTCATATAGCTTTGACTCTACTGCCGACACCATTGAAAAGTCAGTAATGGGCAACACGGCTCGCACGTATTTAGCAGGCTTGCAAACCAGCACCGTTACGGTTGAGGCTTACTGGGATGCGACTGACCAGGCGCAAATTGACGAGCGCGTGACAGTTTTCTGGGAGCTGTATCCAACCGGAACCGGAAGCGGCGAAAAGTATTACCACGGCAGCGGTATCGTTACAGGTAAAACAATTTCTGCAGCCTTTGACGGCATGGTAGAGGCGTCATTTTCAATCCAATGCAGCGGAGCAGTGACCGAAGCAACCGCATAAGCTAATTAAGGGGAGACACATGGGATTAGCGAAAGAGTTACGAAACAGGCGCGAAATTAAGAGACGCAAAATAAGCGTCGCGGCGTGGGGGGTGTCAGCTGACGAGCCGTTTGAGATGTTTTGCAGGCCGATTACCTGCTACGACTTAAACGAGCTGCAGAAGCGGCACCCCAAGGTCTTAGAGGCTCCCACAGTCGCGTCAATGGTTGATCTCATTGTGATGAAGGCTGAGGACGAGGGCGGCGACAAGTTATTCGCGGCTGCCGATGACCGCGTAGATTTGATGGGCGAAGAAACGGCTGTCATATCGTCAATAGCTGAAGAAATGTTCGCTCAGATTGAGTCAGTCGAGGTAGCGGAAAAAAACTTCTAGCCGATCCGTTTAGGCTGAACCTCATAGCCTTGGCTGATCGGTTACATAAAACGATTGCAGAAGTAGAGCAAATGCCCGTCACTGAGTTTAATGAGTGGGTTGCCTACTTCCAGATTATGAGCGACAAAGATGGCTGAAACCCTACCAATTCGGATAGAAATAAAAGCCCTTGACCGCAGTAAGGCGGCGCTTAGAGGCGTTGCTGGTGGTCTGAAGTCAGTTGCAGCCGCTGCAGTAAGTATGAGAACCGCGCTGATTGCGGCAGCAGCTGTGACCGGCATGGGTTTCCTTGTACGTCAGTCTTTAAATGCAACGGACGCTCTGGCTAAAACAGCTGGTAGGATTGGCACAACAACTGCAGAGCTTTCTAAATTACAGTTTGCAGGCGAGCTAGCTGGGCTCAGTATCGAGCAGTCCAACATGGCCCTGCAAAGGTTCACGAGGCGCACAGCTGAAGCCGCTAGGGGAACGGGCGAGGCGCAGGGCGCTCTGCGAGAGCTAGGCTTAGACGCAGTAGAGCTGTCTCGAATGCCTCTGTCTACGGCGATGCTAGAAGTCGCAGACGCGATGAGCAATGTAGAAAGCGGCACTCAGCAGTTGCGCATTGCTTTTAAGTTGTTCGACAGTGAAGGCGCGGGCATGATTAACATGCTCAACCAGGGCAGCGACGCCCTTGCAGGTATGTTCCGCCAGGCTAGCGCGCTTGGCATAGTGATGAGTCAAAGCGTTGCGACAAGTGTAGAGCGCACGCAAGACGCCCTGACGCGCTTAGGCTTTTTATTCAGAGGAATGCGCGATCAAATCGTCGGCGCTTTAGCGCCAGCACTAGAGCTGGTAGTAAATAAAATCACGTTATTTTTCGTCCGTCTCATGCAGTCTAAGGGCGGTATAGAGGAATGGGCAAGAAGTGTCGCGTCATCTTTTCTTAATGGTCTTGCAAACATTGTCGAGGGATTTAGTGAGGCACTCAAAGGCATCCAGGGCTTCATTAACGGCACAGTAGAGCTTATCAACGTCGTAAGGGAATTTTTTAAGCTGGAAAAAATTAACGAGGTCATATTGCCAGTAGGCGAGTCGGCCTTAGAAGCGGCTAAAAAGCTAAGAGAATTGGCCGCTGCTGTAAATGCCGTTGGCGAAGGCATGACAATAGTAGTCAATGACAATAGCGCGCCTAACTTTTTTCAGCGTCTGGGCACTGCAATGCAGGGCGCGTTAGACGCAGTTCCTTCGTTAGATCAGGCCATAACAAGCCTGACGACAGGCGCGATGAGCACATTTTCAGACGCGTTTACAGACGCGATAACAGGCGCAAAGAGCTTTGCTGACGCAGTAAAAGACATGGCACGCAGCGTAATTAACTCGCTAATCAAAATGCTCGTGCAGTACTACATAACTAAACCGCTATTTGACGCCATTACGGGTTTCGTTGGCGGCATCGGCGGAGGCGGAGCTGGAGCCAGTAGCTCTTTACAGACAGGCGCAGTCGGTGCGCCAACGTCGGCGGGCAGGCCGATGCTTGTAGGCGAACGTGGGCCAGAGTTATTTATCCCGTCATCTAGCGGTCAGATAGTGCCAAACGGCAGAATGGGCGGAGGCGGAACCGTACATCAGACGATCAACATATCAACAGGCGTGGCGCAGACGGTGCGCGCAGAGGTTCTTAACCTTATGCCGCAAATAGCAGAAAGTGCGAAGGCGGCGGTTGCTGACGCGCGTATGAGGGGCGGCGGCTATAGTAAGTCGCTGCTAGGTACATAAATGGCTACTTTCCCTACGACAGTCGGCATCGCGAACATGACTATGCGCCTGCGCTCTGTAACAGCAATGACAGAGTCGGTTTTCACCTATGACCAGCAGGTTTTTTCGCATCCTGGCGTTAGGTGGGAGGCAGAGGTCACATTGCCGCCAATGACGCGCGCACAAGCCAAGGAATATGAAGGTTTTTTTGCTGGGCTACGCGGCATGAAAGAAACGTTCACGATG